CCCCGTTGGTCACGTTTGTTCCCGATACTGAATATTGCCATCCTGTTGCATAATCTATAGAGTTAATCGTTTCAGTCACCTTTGATGTTGTTTCCGTGTGACTGGTCATGCTTCCCTGAGTGAAATTTGGGACCACAGGGACCGCCAGGGCAGCGGCAGGAATAAGACTTACTCCCACCGCAGACATCACAATATATATGATTGTCTTTCCAGAAGTCATGATTTCTGACCTCCATTTATTTAGTGTAGAATCGTGAGCTCACTGACAAATTGTCCAGTAGCATTTGTACCAGCACCACCAGCCGTCAAACTAATAGCACCAGCAGTACTAAGAGTACCAGCTAGAGAACCAGCAGTTCCTGCAGTTGTGGATGTGATGTTGCCGAAGTTTGCTACATCACCAACAGTGACTGCACTGGTTGGGATTGCATCTGCCTGTGTATAAGACTGAGAGAAACTAAAAGCACTACCAGGATTATCCTGAGTGGCAGCGATTGTGCCTGGGGCATAAATTCCACTGGTAATTGCACCAGTAGAAATTGTATTAACTGTTGTCCCGTCAGTAGTATCTACACCACTACCTGAAATTGAGAAGTTACTACCAAGTCTTGTGGCATTAGTAGCAGCTGCATCAACGGTTAATTGAACACTAGAAGATAACTTATGAGTAAGAGCACCTGCATTTGCGGAAGATGCTGTCATCAGTAACATTATGAAGGGTAAAAACCTTTTCATATCATTTACCAAAGAGGTATGTATACTTATTTAGAGAGATATATTTTTAAAAACAGATAAATGTTCTGAGTGATACAGTAAAGATTTTATTAAAAATATCTCATGTTGAATGTGGGTGACATGACTATTAATTAGGGATTGTAAATGTACCTAACATACCACTATGAAGGGTACATTGGTATTGGTAATTTGCTGGTGCGTCGTGTGGGATTGTGAATACCTGAATCCCTTGATTGGATCCACTAACATATGTTCCAACACCAGTTGTTGTTCCAGTGAATTGGATGCGGAATGGGTGAGAACCACCAGTGGAGTTTTCAAAGATATATGTGAATCCTCTCATTAAGTAGAGAGTTGGGTTTGCCACAGTGTTTGGCAAACCAGGTCCAGCAAAACGATAGTCACTAGAACCGTTTGCAGTAATATAATATCTGGTTGCAAATCCTCTACTAGTTCCATCACCAGAGATTAGATCTGTAACGAAACTACCAGCGGTACAGATGCCAGTTACGTCTAGAGTAGTTGCTGTTAGGTTTGCAGGAGAACCACCAGAATAGTTGGTAATATTACTAGTGGAGATACCTGTAATGTTTGCACCATCGCCAGTGAATGATGTTGCAGTTATAACGCCTGCAATACTAGTGTTTGTTGTTATTGCAACCTGTTGGCCACCAATATTTAAGTCACCTGCACTTTCAATGGTCGGTGTCCCTGCAACGCCAATTACGTTTAATTGTTTTACACCAAAAGGTTTTTGCGTCATGACACCTGCTTTTTAACTATTTATTCCTGAACTCTAATTGTTATATCGCCAGTGAATGTGATACCATCCCCACCACCACCAATCAATTTAGTCTCGTCGGGTTCTGATCCTGTTGGAGCGTCCCATATTATAGGTGCTTGACTGCCTTGTAAATTATATGCGTCTGTCCAGTTAGTGTCATTCTTATTACTGCCAGCCTCAGTTCCAGAATAAACTGCAGAAGTCCCAGCAGCATCTGCAATACTTCCAAAAGATCCCAGTGTACTAAACCAGTTTTTCATATCTGCCCAAGTCCATTGTCTATTATATTCTAGTTTTGTTGCCATGATACCAACAGCAATAGGAGCTGCAGAACTTGTTCCGTTGAATAATCTATCTTCAGACTCTATAGATTGAACTCCATCTAAGGTATAGTAGGAGTCATATCGATTGTATCTATCAGATGATGATGTATTATCTTCACATGCTGCAAGACTCATGTCACACATGGCCCATACATCTACTGCCTCCCCAGTGTTACTATAACTTGCTTTTCTTTCTCTATAATATGTACTAACACCAATTGTGCCACCGAAATCATCAACAGCACCTACTCCAATTGTTTTGTAATATGACACTCCATTATCATCAGTGCGTTCTCCGATCTGTCCCGGATATCCTGTTCTATTGTAGTAAGTATAGTAAGTAGTTCCAGACATACTACTGTACGAAGCATCTCTTCTAGCAGCTTCTACAGGTTCATTTTGATCACTGTAGTAGTTGTTGAAATCTGGATGAGCTCCCAGAACTTGTTTTTGATCTTGATTTCCCATTGCATAAACATAGATAACGCCAGAATCTACGAGTTCCCTTCCTGATTGAATGACACTATTATCTGTCCCATATGCAATTCCCATCTCGGAAGAATTTAAAGCATTAGGTCTACTACTATAGAGTACCGCATCAGAACCATCTAAAGATGCCTGACCTGACCCATCACCAGTCACATTGTTTCTATGAGAAATCCATCCAGTACTAAATGGAGTTATTCTATGACCCCAACTATTAGATGAGATTGTTGGATCTTTGTCACCTTTTGTTGAATTTATGGGTTTACATTGGTGAAATACTTTCTGTTGATCAAATCCAACTTCCCAACCACTATTGTTAGTCCCATAGTGATTCAAGAACCATTTGTTTGCGTTATATGCCCAACCATATTGTCTACCATATGTTTGGGAAGCGCATGGGGTTGCATGAAATCCACTACCAGTTTGATACGCAGTATTGCTTCCATTACATACAGATCTACTATAACCAGTGTTGACTAGAATTGCACCAAAATCCTCGGGTGTTCCTTCTATAGCTGTACCAGTTCCGATACCAGTACTTACAAACTTTGGTGATCTGTAAGTTGTGTTATTATTTCTCCACCAGTTTCGTGCAGATGAATCTGTCGGAACAATTGTTCCATCCCATCTAGTCTCTAACCTGTTTGATGGATCAGCATTGAAGAAGTCTGGATCAAGATAATATGGTGCATCTAAAGTTAAATCTAATAAATCACAAGTACCAACAGTTGTTGATATACCACTATTGGATAATTTATTGCCACCAACATAATTTTGTGGAGTATCTGATATAGTAAGTGTACTGATACCTAGAGTATTTTGAAATTCAATATGACCAAACCACATGTCTTGATCACATACAATAACATCTACATCTTTTCCTGTTCCGTATTGTGGTATTTGACTACCAAGTTGAACATATGCTCCTGTTGTCGAAGCAACTCCATCTTGGTTTGCACCATTAGACCACCAACCACTAACCCAAGGACTTTCTCTTTGAACATGTCTCAACAACTGATGAGAACCTCTGTTCTTTAGATCCAAATCAGGTGTGGAGTCTAGGTAATTATTTTGATTTGAATAACCCTGACACCAAACATTAGATGAATATCTATTTTCTTTGGTCAGACTACAAATAACATCATCAGGATTATCCATGTAAGTTCCAGGATATGCTGCATGATTGATGTTTATATTCAATACACTTGGATGACTTCTTAGTTGACCAACTTCGGTATCATCTAAAAGATATATTCCTCGTACTTCACTATGATTTACTGCACTTACACAATCAACACTTCTAGATGGAATGTTATCCTCTAGAGTGCCATCTTGCATTAATACTTCATGAATATGTTTCCAATCATCTTTACTATAACATAGGATGATATATTCTTTTTTCTCTCCTGCTGTTGGAACTTGTGTTAGAGTTTTTTTGTGCTCTTCAAAAACAACTCTTCTCTCTTCCAACCATTCTTCGTGACCCGATTCAGTAGAAATCATTTCTTATCCCCCTTAAAGCATTTTGTTTGCACTGAATCTGTAAGTAGTAACTCCAGATATTCCAGTTAAAGGAACCAAATTAACTTGAATTTGATTTCCAACCATAGAGACTGACACATCTACAATTCTATTTGGTTCATACATTACTCCGTATTCTGATACGTATGCAGTTGTCCCAACACCCATTACTAATGCCTTCTGTGCCTGATAGTTATCACCATTAATGATATGTAGTGTGTATTCTGCTGTTACAAAATCAGATACATAAACATCTATTTCTTGAGGTGTTCCCGCAGACGCAGTAAACGAAGATGATGCAACACCACTACCTTCATGTACAGTGTTTTTGACTTGTAATACACCGTTACCAACTGGATTCGTAGTTCCTAGACCAATTGATCCGCCATTATCAACCAGATAAATGCCGTTTGTAGCAGTTCCGAATAAAGCTTCTCCACCACCAGGAGTTGCCCAAGCACCATCACCTCTAAGGAATGTGGAATTACTTGGAGTTCCACTAGATGCAAGTCGATCTACATTGACTGTACCAGAAGAAATGTTAGCAGCGTTTATGTTTGTAACTGCAGAACCATCACCACTTAAAGTGCTTGCAGTCAGTCCAGTACAATTAAGGTTTGTAGTTCGTAAGATATTAGTACTTGGATTGAAGTAAAGAACACTACTATCAACTTCAAGTTCTCGGAAACCACCACCAGACTGACTGGCTCTCACGAATGGGATTAATTTATTTTCACTATCGTCTGAAGATTCAAAGATGTACGTGAACGTTGTAGTTCCAATACCAGCACCACCAGTCTGATCTGCCACCCAAGCATAATCAGAACCATCCCAACTTAAGATCTGATTGGTAGTTGCAGAACCAACATTAAGGTGAATATCTACATCACTATTTGTATAGGAACCACCACCTCCTCCTCCAGCAGAGTATCCTATGATCTGAGATGTGGTGATACCAGTTATTTGTGAACCAATGCCAATGAACTCTATTGCAGAAAGAGTTCCAGTGACTGTCGCGCCAATACTAGTGGTTTCTAATTTCTTAGAACCATTCCACCAAAGTTCTACAGATCCGTCCGAATTAAATACACCTAAATTGACATCGCTAGGATTTTTAATCTGAAGAGAACTGCTCTTCATTATCAAAGAACCTGCGCCTTCCTCAATGTAACTTGTAGATCCATCACTATAAATTTCTAAAGTACTGTCGCCAAATCTTAATCTATCATTATTCCCAAGAGATATGCTAGAACTGAATGATACATTACTAGTAAATGTAGAAGCACCAGTAACGTCTAGACCATTAAAAGAAGAAGTACCTGTGGTAGCGATACCAACTATACCAGTGATAAAACCAGCATCATTGGTCAACTCACTTGTGCTGGTGGCTGAAGTTGTAATGTATCCAGCAACACTATGATCTCCCCAACCATACGCGGCATCCCAGTTAGTAATGTCTGCGGTAGTGATTCCACTATATGGATATGTTGGGAAAGATATTGATACCGTTGATATACCTTCACTGACAGGTGTTAGATCTAGATTAGTACTAAAGTTTAGTTTTGTTACGTCACCTACGGTTACATTATCATCGCGAACTTCGACGCCAGCTATACCTCCGCCACCAGTTCCACCTGCTCCAATAATACTTGACGCAACAGAAATATTAACTCTTCCTTGACCGTCTGGAGATGATACTTGAATATTTTCTGCAAAATTTAACTCTTTTGCAATACCTCTTCTTACAGTATCTTCAAAAACATCAATACCTTGACCAGTTCCAGTTACACCAGTAAGTTGAGATCCATCACCAGAGAACTGAGTTGCAGTTACAATACCAGCAACAGTGAGGTCAGTTGCTTGAATTGACTGAACTGTTGAGATTCCTGTATTTGTCAGTCCAGAAAGTTCAACAGATGGTACGCCTGTAAGGTTTTGTGCAAGAGTTGAAATGCCTGCAGTGCTTGCATAACTTATAACGTTGTTCCCGTCACCGAGAGTATTATAAAGCTCGGTAAAGTTTTCATTAACTTTGGATAGACCCGTTCTCAACGGGTCTCCAGTTCCATCATTGGGAGCGTTTCCTATGTTAATAACACGTTTAGACATTAAAACTCCGCCCTATGTCCCTATTTTATTATATTTATCGTACACATAAATAAGAAAGTTCTCGATTATGTTGATGAAAAAAATGATACAGGAACTAATCGAAGTCTTCCAAGACTGGAGGCAAGATAGAGCATTTAAAAAGAGGTTGAAAAAACAACAGAAACGTGATCCGTTTATTTACAAATGATGACTAGATGGGGAATCTCCGCGAATAGTCACAACGCATCATTAAGTGTATTCGTTGGAGATCAATTAGTCTTCGCTTCGTCAAGTGAAAGATACAGTAAACTTAAGAATGATGCTCATCTATGTAAAGCTTTAGTGGATGAGGCTATGTGGTGGGGAAAACCCCATGAGATTTGTTGGTATGAAAATCCCAAACTCAAATCATGTAGACAGTTTCTTGCGGGTCAAGAAGTACTCAAAGGTGAAAACAATATAAGAAAGTATATTGATAAGTATATTGGAGATGTTCCTATCCGATATACAACTCACCATAAGAGTCATGCATCCGCAGGTTATTATACAAGTCAATTTGATAATGCTGCAGTTGTTGTACTAGATGCAATAGGGGAGTTTGAAACTTTTACTATTTGGAAAGGTCGTGGTGATAGATTGAGAAAAGTATATTCTCAATCTTATCCTTCTAGTTTGGGTCTTTGGTATTCTGCAATGACTCATCGGTGTGGATTAAAACCAAATGAAGAGGAATATATTCTCATGGGCATGTCTGCGTTTGGGAATCCTGATAGACTTTACAGCGAAATGTTGTCAGACTTCTTTGATCTGAATAAAAATCCTTATCGGGTAAAACATAATCTACATAAAGGTTGTTCAAACTGGAGAGAAGATCTTCATAGTCAAAAAGATATATTTGACATTGCTGCAGCAACACAGAAAGTTTATGAAAAGATACTAGAACGTGTTCTCATAAAAGCAAAGTCATTAGTAAAGAGTGAAAACCTAGTGTTTATGGGTGGGTGTGCATTAAATTGTGCTGCTAATCCTATTACATATAAGTCTTTCAAAAACGTTTGGATCATGCCTGCTCCTGGCGATGACGGTAATGCTATTGGTGCAGTTCTTGCACACCATAAAAAACATATTAGGTGGCCAGGTCCATACTTAGGAAGAAATCTTGGATACAATAGTAAAAATGAGATGATTGTTGAAGATCTTCTCAGAAATAAATTATGTGGTATTGCAAGAGGTCGTGCAGAGTTTGGACCTAGAGCATTGGGAAACCGTAGTCTTATTGCAGATCCTAGAGACAAAGACATCAAAGACCAAGTTAATGAAATCAAAAAGAGAGAAACATTCAGACCATTTGCTCCTGCAATCTTAGAAGAATTTGCGAGTGAATATTTTGACATGCCTTCAGAGAAAAGTCCTTACATGCAACTGATTGCAAAATGCAGAAGACCAGATCTTTATCCTGCAATTGTTCATGTGGATGGTACTAGTAGAGTTCAAACTGTATCTAAAGAAGATAATCCCGAATTCAGAGAACTTCTTGAACTATGGTATGAAAAGACTGGTTGCCCAATGCTTTTAAATACTTCGTTAAATATAAAAGGAGAACCTATTCTGAATAGTAAAGATCAAATTCAAGAGTGGGAAGAAAAATACAACGTTAAAATTTGGACATGACAACATTAATTGCTTTCGGTGACAGTCATACTGCTGGTGCTGAAATTGAAGAGAGATGGGGACAAGGTGCTATTAAAAAAGCTTACCCTTCTAAAATTGCTAACCACTATGGAATGGACTATGAAAACTATGGTCAAGTTGGTGGTAGTAACTACTGGTTAATGAAAAAGTTTATATCCAGAGTTCAGATTGGACTCCGAAGAAACGAGAAGATGTTTATGGTCTTTGGTTTCTGTGAACCTGCAAGAAATTTTGTTAGTAGTGGTAGAGGAACTCTCCACGGAACTCCATACCTTTTAGGAAGATACCAAGAAGGAGTGGTAGAAGAACGTGAAAGAGTAAATGAAAAATTATTACGACTATATGAATACTGGTTAAGAGCACATACAGACGAAGAAGTTCATAGTATGTCTCTAGACATTATATGGCAGATTCAATGTATTTGCAAACAATATGATATCCCATATTTGTTTACCTCTGCTACTGACTTTTATTATGGTGATTGGTCAAATATTGATCCGAGACATTACTATGGACATCATGCGACTAATAAAACAATCTACGAACCAAGTAGACCTGGTAATGTAATTGTTAGGGAACAATATAGTTATTGGGGTGTTGCTACAAATCATCCAGATTGGAAACATTTGAAAGATACTGATCGTTGGTCGATGCACTATCCAGAAGAGTTTCACGAATACTGGGCGGGTCGCCTAATCAAATTCATTGAAGATCAGAAAATTCTTGAAGGTAAAGTTGACAAAGCCCTACAAAGGTCACTATAATGACTCTGTGGAGTTTCAGAAATAAATATAGCTAAACTTGAAAAGCTATATGGTTGATTATGAGAATCCTTGGATGTACGAGGGTCGTGCGTTTTTGTCGGAAGATATTGGAGATAACTATGGGTTTGTTTATAAAATTACGAACCCACTTAATGGAAGAGAGTATATTGGAAGAAAATATTTTGTTCAGAAGCGGAAACCAAAAGGTGGCAAACGCAGAATCACTTCAGAGTCTGATTGGAAGAAGTACTATGGGTCTTGTCCTGAACTGAAAGAGGATATAAAGAAGTACGGAAAACAGAACTTCTCTCGTCAAATCTTGAGTATACATACTACACTAGGAAAGGTAAACTACGAGGAGACCCGTCAGTTGTTCATTGAGAATGTCTTGACCGAATCGCTTGACAATGGTGTCCCGAGGTTCTACAATTCTAATGTGCTCGGCCGTTACTACAGGAAGGACTACTTTCATGGAAAAAGATCTGATGAATGAGACCCAGGTTCTCAAAGACAGTATCATTGATCGCATCCATGATCTAGTTGATATGGGTGATTATTTGAATGCTTGTGCTGTTTATGAAGAATTCAAAGAATCGTTTGAGGGACTTATCTAAAATGTTAATGAATACTGTTTTTGTTGGTGCAACTGGAATCGTTTCAGCTTTCATTATTCACAATACCAATACTCCTTCATTGGTTACTGCACCACCACCAGTAGATATCCCCGAGGTAGAATTAAAAGTACCTTCTTGGAAGTGTCCTGATTGCACTACCGAGGAACAGTATGTCTTGTCAACACTGCAAGAACGAACACAGATCACTGATAAGAATGCTCTTGCTACGATCATGGGTAACATCAAACAGGAAAGTAAGTTCA